CCGTTGTTATAAATGTTACCAAATTCGTTGTTCCAGCGTGCCGACGTAATCACGTCATTAGAAACTGCCGTGTAGACTTGTGTGAGAGCCATTTATGCGTTCTCCGTGCTTTCACCACTTGGGGAAATCTTTACCATAAAGTTATGAATCTCAAGATCACTTTCATTGACGGAATCAGAAAACGCATATGCAATAGATCGGAAATCACCACCGTTTTCAATACCGAAGAATCGAGGTAAGAAGGCTTGCCCACCAAAGACGGCGGTATCAAATAATCCAACGTCAAACAATCCACCAGTTGCACCTTGTGTGACAGTGGAAGTTCCTGATGCTGTACCGTCAAGAAACCAGGTAAACGTCAAACTGTTATCATTCAGTGCGTTTAAGGATACACCAGCATCAACTATATTTTTCAACAACCACTCGTCACCATAGGTCATTGACGGTGTTTCAACATTCATGTTGATCGCTACACCACTATCTGATCGCGTTGTATTATCGAGTTTGTATACTTTACCATCATATCCGCCAGCCATAAGACGAGGCCGTTGAACATCACGTACTAGATGAATGGCCGCAAAAGCACGACTATCCCAATACGACCAACGCGGGTACGTTTCATTCTGTGACAGAAATCTATAATCCATTATGAGGTAACGTGTGTTTGTAGTTTGGCCTGATGGTGTTATCCCAAGCCATACTTGCCCACGATTAGGATCTGTTGCAGAACAAAAGAATCGAGCCCGACTGTTATTCAGATTTTCTTGCATGTATTTATTGATCGGATAGGACAGCCATGCTTGGTTGTAATCACCATACGCTGCTGTTGCTTTAAGACTATGAACACTTCCGTTCGTTGTGATAAACCCAATATCATCACCGAACTTGAATATACTATGAATCCACGGCACAGGCAACCCACTCACAAATGGTACTTTTGCCCAATCAGCAAGAGCCGAGCCAGAAATACGATGTATACTGCCTCTATTCGGTCCTTTAAATACCCACAGGTTGTCTTTGTGGCTAATCAGCCCTGTTATCATGTCACCGTCACTTGGATCAATGTCAATAGATCCTGACCCTGTGTTAGTCCAGTCTTCAGGATTTAATGGAACACTAAAATAAAGTCGTGATGGATTGGTGAACACACCAGCAGCAAACTGGTGATTCTTATGATGGACTGAAAATGAAAAGTTAGGAGGCGAACCTATTAGGTTTTGTCCAGTTGTACCATCGAACGAACGTGGTAAATCAGCAGCAACCGATGATCCAATAAGTAACAAATCGTCAAAGGTATCATACTGAGGAATCGATGTACTACTCATGCCTGTAAATAAATCTATAAACGTACCATCAGCTTGATCGTACTTTACTTTTGTATTTACATGAACAATTCGTTTTTGTACGGGTGAATCGACCGTGCCTTGACGCCAGAAGTCATAAATACCACGAACAGGTGCGCCTGATTCTAGCACTGTGCCATTTAAGACAGTAGTACCAGGTGCTTTATGTACTCCACCGTCGAATTCATAGACGATATTACGAGCATCACGTAAGAATGGAATGCTTATCATTCCGTTTTGATCTGGACTCCCATACGTAGTTGGTCCAAAGTCAGTAGCCCATCCACCGCCAAAGCGGTGAGTTATCCACTTACTTCCTTGTAACGGCATGATTATATCCTATCAAGTACGGAAATCGTCAAAGGAGTTGTTGACAGAGAAGCGTCTGTTTTTGCCACCACTATATACCGATCGTTGGTCATATAATCCCGCTCTAGGTTGAATATGTACCCCTGTGTTGGCCCCAATTCGTTGATCGCCAACGATTCGGTTTACGCATTCTTGGTAATCTGTCTTAGCTGATTCGCTTCGTGTATCATCTTTCTTATCTCTGTACCACTGTGAAATTGCAAACCACACCAGGGCCTGCCGGTATTGAACAGGCAAGGCTGGTTCGTCCGTATCGTCAGTCATTGATAAGGCTTCAACACCAGCACTTGAGACAGCAAGATTCTTTGTAATATACGAATATGGAATAATAAAATTTGTATTCGGGGATGGAAAGAACTGGACAATAAGAACAGGCGTTGTTGAACCACTAAATGGTTTATCAAGAATCGTCACAACCTTTGGTGTCCCAGATCTGTTAGGCTTCGGATACATACGTCTAAAATCGTTACGGCCTATAATAGGAAGATTGAATGCTGGACTGAACCGACGATAATCAACAGGCTTTAAGAAATCTGAGGCAAGGGTATACTCATCTTCAAAATAAGTATATGATGCGCCAGCAGCTAGATCGTTATCTGCAACATAACGTTGACCTAATGTGATGTCACCAGCACCGCCAACAGCACTAATAGTGTAAATGTTGTTATCACCAAGAACAATTTTGCCTGTAGTTCTAGCATTATTTACACCATAAACATTTGATGTTGTCCATAAGGTAGACGTGCCTGTTAAAGTAGTACTCCCTCGTGTGGCTGCAACCGTTCCGGTTGTATAAGGTGCTTGTGTAATAATATGTGAGTCACGTTCCAACCACGGTAGTTTGTACTCAAACCCAAATACCATATCGTGCAGTGCTGTATTTGCGTACCGCTTCGCTTGTGCTGTAATCGCAGTCACGTTAGTTGGCTGACGCATCTTGTTCAAGATCTCTGTAAAGATATCGGTAAACGTGCGTACTTCAGTGGTTGTTGACATGTTGTTCCTATCAAACCTTCAAAATAAGATACTCTTCGTCTATGTTTACGAATAATGTGTATATCATGACGCTTTAAGCGTAATCTGTAAATAGAATAACCCCCTGCAGCTCCACCTGTGACTTCACCCACGCCTACAATTACTGCAGACCCTGCTAAGATCACTCCGTCTGTTGAGAGTGAAGCACTCAGACCAACGCCAGCTAATGTCGCAGCTTGTGCAGAGATTGCTCCGTCAGTTGACAACGAAGCACTCAGCCCTTCACCAGTTATATCTGATGCTTGTGATACTAAGACACCTGTACCAGAAATAGTAGGATCACCAACCTCGCCAACTCCTACCAGGCTAGCATTTTGTGAAACGATAACACCGTCAGTAGAAAGCGAAGTACTTAATCCTGAACCAGCTACCGTCGCAGCTTGTGCAGTAATAACACCGTCTGTACTTAATGAGGTACTAAGTCCTTCCCCATCGACTGTTGCATTTTGGGCTGAGATATTACCATCTGTAACGTCAATTATTGGTTGTATAACTACTGCTTCAGCCGACCAAGGTGCGGCACTCCATGCTTGTCCGCTCCACATTTAGAACCTCATGTACACCCTCATCTAGTTAGTCCGAAAACACAAACCACTACTCCCTATTTCAAGTGAAATTTCAGCTGTAACTTCAGATGCACACCATAGCTCAATGTCGGTCAGAGCAGTTACAACAACGAGGCATTCAACCTCAAGCATATGTGGTACAGCAGCGGTTGTTGTAGCGATCCACGGCCCTAAGTTTGGGGCTGTCGTAGACTCAGTGCGGGTATTTGCGTAAGCATATACCTGTCCAGTTGTTGCGTTGTTGGCGTCGTGCATGGTCCCAGTTGCACCCGTAACACCAGCCGAAGGGAAATATGCATGGGCGACAAATTCGTTGACGGCCCCAGTGATATTGACACCAAATTTAATACTTGATGTAGAAGCCAAAGCCTCATACAGCAGCTTCCATTTTACCCAATACGTGCCTGGTGAGAGGTTATTAAATGAAAGACCAGTAACTTCTGTGCCTGTCGATGTTGCGTTAGTATATCTAGCTGCTAGATGCCTTATTTTTGGATTCGTTTCAATAGCAGGATAAATAACGAATAAAGTGCGTGTACCAGCAGCCCAACTAATTGCTGACCCTGTTGAACTCAGCATAAACCTGTCACGAGTCAACGTGTCTGGTGTAGCGTCAGTTACAACACCTTCGTTAAGTTCCCAGTCAGTACCGTTCTCAGCAATGTACATACAACGGTTCGCTGTGCCGATTCCAGTAACAAATGTACGAAACCCCGTCACGGCACCATCAAGGCTATAAGTACCTGTACCAGTAGTTGTACTCGTTTCTTTAATACGATCTGCATTAACAAAAGCCATAATAACCCTTTATGCAGGTGCAGAATATGTCATCGATGACACAGACACCTGTTGACCAGCCGACACTACAACGCTGTTTAATTCAATATCACCACCGCCACCAGTCGCCGTCACAGAACACAAAATTTTATCTGCTGGTGTGCTAGTCGTAAGCGCAGCCTTGGCAATCGTTCCACCAGTCGCACTTGCGTCAGCAGTAATTGCACTTGCCGTCGCTGTACCACTTGACGACGCACCAAACGCAGGATCACTAAAAGTTAGTGTCGCTACTTCAACATCACCAGAAGTGCGAAATACAAGTGTACCTGCCCCCGCACCACCATCTATTTCATCTACAGCAGCATTACATAAAATATCACGTACTGCTGTTACATGTGTGACTGCCATTATGACACCTTCCCTTTACCAGCTATTTTTGCGTTGCTATCGACAATTTTAACTTTCTTCTCTAAAACCCACGTTCCAACCTGTAATGCTAACTTTGCATTTCCAGGTCGTACAGTATATATTAATCCTGCAACATACTGTGACTGTAATTCGGCAGAAAAGAAATCGTGATACGGAGTAAACAACACGTTAGTTGTGCTAACCGGACTAACATAAGGAGTTGTCGAAGACTTAAATAAGTTTTTAATAAACGACAACATAATTATTCCTGACTCAAATTATGAGGTTTACGATTTATGCCATGCTGTCTTATACGACCTTGACTTCTATATCCTTGTGACCGACCAATATGGATAAGAGCCTGCGGAGTTGTGCCTGCAAGTTGGATATAAGCACCTCGCTTAACACACACAGGAACATCGGCTAAGTCAATTGGAGGTTCTGCGGCTATCAAGTTGTGTAACAAGGCTACCACGTTACTTTCATCACTAACGAAAGCACTGTCTGTATCATAGATTTTTAGTACAAGGTTTACCCCCGCACCTGTAGGTACAAGAGTTACGTTCAGTAATTCAGAATCACCAACACAAATATGTGTACTCTTTGTCACCCAAAATACATCTGGAAATCTGTCAACTTGCGGAAAGATTCGTAAATCATCGAATATAAACGAGTCAACAAAAATATGACCAACCGTAGTCGCCAAGGTGTTTTGAGTACCAAGTACACCACGCAGGACTGCTGTATTAGTCAAAGTTGTTACAGCTTGAACAAGAGCACCATCAACATACAAATTGATTGTGCCAGTACCGCCAGTTTGAATCGTAGATTCCAGTTCTATACAATACCAGCGTCCACGTTCAAGAGGTTGAGGCGCAAAGACAGCAGCAGCGGTTTGACCAATCCCTATTTCAACATTGGCAACATTGGTTGTAACACGCAGACTGATTGCATTTTCAACGGCGTCAGCAGTTCCTTGCAGTTCAAATATATTAAAAATATCTGTTATACCTTGTAAATCTTTACCTAAGAACAGATAAAAACGAGTCCAACGAGTAACAGTATCCGCAATATCTAAATCACCCTCAATAAGTGTATGGTCCGCAGTATCGCCTACTAAATCCCACTCAGCTTCAAAGGCACCACGCCACGGAGCAATAGGACCGACATTCTGCACGCCTTGTCTAGCGTTGTGACTATAATGACGTACATTAAGCACACCTTCAACATCAGTTTCACTGTCCCATTCAGTTACAACTCCACCTTCAAAATTCGACTCAAATATAAATGGAAATGCCATGTTCATCCTTTACCGTTGCTATTAAATCTACCGCAGTAGACCGGAACGGCCTTAATTGTTAATCTGCACCAACTACTTCTTGTTCAATACTTTTACCGTCTAGTGCTGCTTCAAGCTGCTTTGCGTCTGCTCTTTTCTTCGCTAGTACTTCTCTACCATGTGCCAATCGCTCTGAGAGAATGGCACGTTGTTCAGGTGAGCATGTAGACAAGTGTTCCTCTTCCTCGTCTTTGTCCAACTGTTCAAGTGCAGAATTTACGTCAGTTTCAGCATGCTCTGTTGCATAGACACGCTCTGCTTGCTTTGCTGCTGTATTCTCTGGGGCTGCAAACGGCCAGTTTTCGTCAGGAATATTGCTGTACGACATTAACCCAGGAATTTGTGCATCACTTCGCAGCCTGTCCAATTGTCCAGTCGGCCTGTATCTTTCAAGGTTCGACAAGTCACGATCAGAGTTGTCAGGGTTCAACTGAATAACTGCATTCTTCCACATACGGATAAGTGGTTTATTAACCTTCTCCCATTTCTGGTGCCAATCAACTGCACCAGCAGGATTCTTACGCATGACTTCTTCAGTCGGCATATTTGTGGTAATACGAGTACGCAGCCTTTTCTCAAGGCTATGAAGAGTATCTTTCTCTTTTGGTGTCAACGGAGTAGGTGATTGAGAATCAAGTTGTCGTTTGGTACGATTAATTCCGGCCAAGATCGTTCCACGATCTTCAATCTTGGCTTGTGCAAGCATTCCTTCAGCTTGCGTAATCTCACCCTTTAACTGTTCGCGTTGATGAAACCGAAGTAAATTCTTTTTTAAGTCTTGCATACTTCTTCTCCTGCATCACTAAGGGGTGATGATCCCGCATCCGGTATGGATGAACGTGGGTCTGAATCTGAATTAAAATCGTGGTTCTCGTCATTACCATTTTTACGAGTCGCACTATATGGCATAAGAACTAAATCCGTACCTGCTCCACTACCGACGCCAGGTATCCACTGATCGTTAATCCTTCGTGCAGTAATACGCATTGGCACGTGATGATCGAAAATAACATCTTGATCGACATGCACAGTATAACCTCGTTGCTGCAATTCACGGCAAAAGGTTAAATCTTCTTGGAGTCTTCCAGGGTCTATCTGCCCACACTTGAACCACGGATATCCGATGCTATCAAGTACATGCTTTTTTACAAGCATCCCTGCTTGGCCGATGAAATCACCTTTAGGAAGAGGCAGTAAGCCTTGACCTGATATTTCATCCCAATGATACAGTGGCATATTCTCATGCCATTCGCCGTCAATGCCGTGCATAATGCAAGGGGCATACGGTGGTCCTTTACATGGTGTAATAGGTACAACCACGTCAACATTGTGTTTCAGAAAATGGAGTAACAGTGTAGGTGAAAACGAGTGATCGTCACCTAAAAACCATGCCCAATCTCCCTGCATTTTCTTTACACCATTGTTGAAGTTCTGAGCAATGTCACAACTTCGTTCAATGTGCAACTTGGTGCCAGCAGGAGCACCCAATCCTTCAAGCGACAATTGAAACTCATAATACCGAGGCTGGATACCAGCGGCAACAATAATCGTTCCCGCTGAATATCCAGAATCAGATAAAGCAATCATTATTTCCCCTCCAAAATAAGACGACTTAGACGTTACCAAACAACGCGCCAAACGGTGAAGCAACACCAGCCAAATAGTTCTCAGCGAACGCAATGACGTTGTTTGCAACAGCCGTAGCACCATCTGTACCAGCAGACACATAGTTCCGAAGCATATGCACCGAAGCAATAGTCGTAGCTGTCACAGAACGTACCGCAGTTGTAATAACCGTTGTTGACGATGTAGGATTGATGAAATCATTATCTCTAATGACGATCCCTAAATGTGCGCCAACGCTGATTGGCACCAAGTCGATTGCAGCCGCCCACGCTGCTGTTCCTTTTAACTCAAATGTGCTGTTCTCAATTGTAAACCCATGTGCTGTACCAGCAATCAAGACGCCAGCACCGTTGGCTCCACTTGACGTGTCAAGACCTGACACAAAGTAGCAACCTGAAATTAAAGATTCATCGAGCACGTCGGCTGTGACGTTTGCAGGGACGTGAATCCCATACGTTGTGACTGAAGCAGTTGCTTGCAATGCAAACGTGCAGTCATGCACGTACACCCTGTTTGCTGTTGCCAAAGTCGGAGTCAAGCTGATCCCTCGTCCACCAGCAGCCGGAGGCGCAAAATGGATAAACGCAATTTCTGCGTCAGGAGCAGAAACGGTCATACAAATACCAGCAGTTTGTGTGCTAGTAAGTTGTGTACGAAGACGCTTGCTACCAGAAGCATGTCGAGTAGTAAATGATCGATCTTTACCAGGAATACCCGTAATCGTTAAACCAGCTTTATTAATGACGATTGGAGTAGTAACCGAGTGAGAACCAGGAAGCATTACAATCACATCACCAACACTTGCTGTAGCATTTGTGATAGCTTGATTGACTGTTCGTAATGCACGCTCAGGTGATAACCCATCATTGTTATCACTAGATTCATATGATTGACCTTCAACAGTATAAGTCGCTGCAGGTGCAACCCAAAAATATCTACCGCTTGTCTGAGGGATCATCCCCCAAAATGAACCGTACTTTGTAATAAGAGCCATGTTTTCCTTTTGGCACGATTATACTTTCATGATCCGTCACGCGCCCCTGACGCCACGATCAGATATTATTTAGTGTACGTCTGGTCTATATCTGAATTAGTCCAGAGCTTTTTTATTGTTTTCGGTTGCTTCAATTTGAGTTTCTTGACTTTGTTCAACTTTGCTTTCGGAGGATTATCCAGATCATACATAAGAACCTTTGGAGCAAGTGGCATGGAATCGAACCTGCGACCTGTGCTTTACAAAAGCACTGCTCTACCAGCTGAGCTACACCTGCTCACAAAATGTTAATAAAAGCGGATTACATCGAAGACTTTTTATACTTCTTTTGCTTACCAGATTTCAAACCGTATTTCTTACCACGTCCACCGTGAGCAATATGTTTACGGCCAGAATGCTTGGCACGCCATTCAGTACGAGAAAGTTTACGACGCCGCCATAACGCTTGAGTAATGAGTGACATAAAATCACCCCCTTTACTTTGTCGTCATGGCTACCCCCTTTCGTTAAAGGTTTATTTATGAAACTTCCGCCCCTGCGATCCATCTCCAGTTCAGCCACATATAAGAATACCGACAGTATGCACGCCACTTGGCTACAAAGCTGTCAAACTCTTCTGCCTTGCCGAACTCAAGAGGAATACGATCAAACCACACCAACCACTGTTTGGCATTCTTGGTATCAAGCATGAACCAATTGTTAGTATCGCTCAAGTATTCCCAATCTGTACCAGTCCAACGACCATTACCTTGTGGGTTATAGGCATTGTTAGCCGAATTAGGATCTTTGCTAGACTTGATAATTTCATCTGCACGATCAGCCAAATCAATCGGATATACTAATTTATCCGGCATGACACTGATCTTATTAGCAACATCACCTCGGAAACCACGCATTTGTGTGCGTAAGACCGAAACGCCAGTTGCAGTAAATGATGCAGTTGTCAAGTTATCGAAGCCAACGGCTGTCGATGCACCTGACGTTGTGGTATGACTGTCCGAGCACAACGCCACAGCTTCTGTGTTGTTGTAGAAGAACGAGTCATTTGAAAATGCGAAATTGAAAACACGAGCACCATGACCTTGACGAGTGCGTGAATACGCATTCGCAAGTGCAGGAGACTTTCTCTCCCAAATCCCATGCCGATCATCATCGTACATCTGACGAGTTACTTGAAACCCGTTTACAAACGCTCTGTGCTCTGCTGTCACGTCATAACCCTGCGATTGACTTTGGTAAGCCACTGAACCATTAAACTCAGTGAAATCACCAATCTCACCTACGCCGGACCACTTTTCAAAGCTGTCTTTGGATGTGTCCATAGCGTAAAATTCGCCAACCCTATCGGGTAACTGCGTTAATTCATCATAGAACAACTTGGTAACTCTCTTATCGAGTAGATCACCAAATGCCCCTGAATCATGAGGTACACCCATTATAAAACTCCCTTCGGGTAAACCCGAACTCCATACATTAAATATTAAATATTATGAAAGCGCAGACCCTGACCAAATATGGTCGGTCAAGATTAATTCCAGTGAACTATTGCCAGCACCGTTCAGATTCAAGTCAATACAAGACATTCTCCCTGTAGTTGCGGCAATTTCACCACGTACATTTTGCAAGTTTGTGCTTAATGTCACGCCTTCTGTTCCAGGTGTATAGTCAGCTGTGTGATACTTGTCACCAATACGGTTTGCACTAAACGGGACAATCACTGTAACTGTCAACGTAGTTGTCGTTGACGTGATCTTGCGCGAAGCACCACCGTTAGAACCACTAGCATACCATACTGTTCCTTCATCCATATCGGGTGAGGAAGGGTCGGTATCACCAGTCGTTCCCACAACTGTTAATCCGTTTGAAGATGCTGTCCCAACAGTTCGTGTTTCTAAAACTGCGTTTGCAGCAGAGCCGACTAGAAGTGCCTTGAATACCGCGTCAGAATTGATAATCACTGACTGCAAATGCTCTACCGCACCTTGGGTTGTACTATACGCTACTGGCGCACCCTGAGATAAGATTGCGTCTAATGTTAAACCAACCGCATCTACCATCCCAGTCGTTGTTGAAGTCGTCAATCCTGTCGCATCAGCAGCAGGAACGAGTACAATAATACCAGCAGCATGTCCAGCTGCCATTTTGTACTTCTTAATTGTTGGTGTACCACCGCCGAGTAAATATGCGAACTCCATGTTATTCTCCTAATTAGGCGCATCGAAGGATCGCCTTTGTATCCCTACATTGATTTAGCTAACAATTTCCTATGTGCAGTCTTCGTTGCACGACGATCAGCAGCCGTGGATCGTACCTCATGATACGTTGCTTCAAAGAAGTACGCAGAGCATTTCACGTCAAACGTATCGCAACCGTCACACTTCGCTTGCACAAAAGGAAACTCTTTTTCTTTTCTATACCCAAGTCGTCCAGGATTAAACTTGTGCGTACAGAGTGGGCAAAGAGTAATGACTTTACGCAGAGCGCATAAATCATGTACCCAACTGCCAGCAGTACGACCCCAGGTTTTTCCAGGAGCTTCTTGAGCTGCTGTTACTTCTCTTTTAGAAAACTCACGCTTCGCAAGAATTGTTACACTCATCGGCTAGCCTTTGGAGATTTCCTGTCAAACTTCAACTCTGCAACAACATCCTTCCATCCACCAGGATATCGACCGGCACGAAACATCTTGTTGTAATGAACAACTTCGCGTTTTGTGAGGCCATCCAAGAGGGCTTGGTCAGGGTTTGTTGAAGGTCTAGGTCTGGTGCCACCAGGCAACCCTTGATGGGTTTCACCTTTTGGCTTTTCGCTCCGCTTTACAAGGGAGTCGATGGGGCCATGAACTGTACGCAATGCAGTAAGCTGTAGCGCCTTACGCTGAGAATCAGTCATCTTTGCATGATCTATACCTTGAACGGAGGCTAAGAATTCAAACTCTGATTCTAGTCTTTCACGTTCGTCAGAACCCTCAGTCATGATTGCAGGAATAGCATCGATATACTTTTGAATACTGACCTGTAATGCCTGACTTCGGTTTGCTGTAGTGACTTCTTGGGTAAATTCACCTTTGATAGATCGCGCTAATCGTTTTTCAATAACTTTCTCACGATGAGCTTGTGCATCGGCACGAGTGATTCGACCTTGCTGTATAAACTCCTCAAGTTGAGGCCAGTCATACTCAGGATCATCACCAGTCGATGTAGCTGGTCCTTTATGTTCAAGAACAGACAGCTTCGCTTCAGCAGCGATTCGCAATTCACGTTCCTGAACTAAGTCACGCTTTGCTTGCTTACTTTCTGCATACACTTGTTCAAAACGACGACCACCAGGAGTTAACGGATGCGGAACCGCTCCTTTTTTAGGGTCTGGATCTGGCGCACCTTCAGGCTCCAAGAGAGGTTCTGGGTCGATTACCTCGTTAGGGGCTTCAAGTTCGTCAACTTCCTCGTTCTGAACTTCTTTGTCTTCTGGCTTTTGTTCTGTCACTGGCATGAATCACCTATGCATGACTTAGGGTGTCAAGAAACCCGCAGGGCGAATACCCTGAAAATTATTTACTCGACCAGAGTGAGCTTGGATTCTGCGATTATCCGTGCTGGTATTTGCGCAACTTCTTTGTAAGCATCACTCTTGCCTTTGGTATAGAAATACTCAAATTGCTGTAACCGTATCATTTCCTCTTGTACGCATCCAATACCCTTAAAGGCAAGCTCTTTTGCATGTTCGTCAGACTTGTTGAGCAAATCTTGCAGAGTACGAATCAACTTATCGAGTTGGTCGTGCCCAGTAACCGCAAGATCACTAGGCGACTGGGGAAGAAGTGCTTGCTGTGCAACTTTCTCTGCTGCAACTTGTTCTGCCTCCGCTAACTTGCCATCTACATACCGACGATGATCTTTTATATCAACAGCCATTTAACCCTCCAGTTATGTTATTAAAACACCACTAATTCGTTTTAACGCTCCGTGGCATACATCACAGCGGGTTGGCATAGGATTCGGCACACACCTATTTGCGTAAAATCCAGGACGTGCTGGATCTTCGTCTTCATACACCATGCCAACAAGTAATACACAATGCTCACAAATTATTTGATTTTGTAATGTACGTTTCATCCGTTAGCCCCACCACCAGCGCCTGGAAGTGACTCATCGAGCATTTCATTACCTTGCACCTTCGCGTTCCCACCTGGACCTGTGTTAGGGGGATTAGAAGCCGTTGCAGCCTTACCAGCCTCTTGTCCTTCACCACCACCCATTGACTGTTGCATCAATGCAGCATTCGCCATAAGCTGTTGTTGCTGCATCTGTTGCTGAAGCTCTGAAACTCGTTCGGCTGAATATTGACTAAGCATTTGAACTTGCGATGGTGTCAGCAGATCCATATTTTTCTTGTCACTTACAAATTCTTGCAACTTCCGTAAGTGCTCAATTAGTGGCTCCATTGGCCTACCATATGGATAATAATTGTTCACGATCGTCAGAAGGGCATCTTCAGCAGAAATCTTAACCATATCGCCAAACGGATCGTTTGTCGGAGATGTAATATACTTCTGTGGATCTTGCCCTCGTGCTCTAATCCAATCACTCAAAAGGGTATGCACGTTTGTTGGGGATACAATTCCAAGTTGAAACAGCAAGGGATTGACAAGCACACCAAACATATCTTGTAAGGCAGAGGTAGCCAATGCTCTATTGGTGTTCAAAATACTGGCACCGAATTCAAACATAAACCGACCAGTAATCTCTTCACGACTACCAACAGTTACAAACGGGTTGGCTTCTTTTGTCATTCCTGACGAAATGCGAAACTGTTTGGCCTTTGGTAAAAAGATCTGGTTTAGTTCATGAAACTGATGCCAAATTTCAACAAGCCCACCAAAGAAACGACGCATAACACGTTCAGGCCGTGCATCGCCTTGCTGAAGTAACGATTGCATGTTTTGAGTTGTTCGCAAAGCAGAAGACTTACCTGCCGGTACTCCTCCAAGTTGCAACTGACCCACAAGAGTAGTTTGATCGAGAATCTGACTGACGAGAGTAATAAGGTTGTGTCCAAAACTGGCCATCCCTTGTGGTAATGTTGGATAATGCACATCGTTTTTTGGATCATTTGTTGGGTACAAGTCACCTGGACCCATACGCATTACTTCAGGACGAATACCAGACATAGGCCGGTAAAATCCCCACGGCGTATTTGTCAAGTCACCACTATCCACCATCTGATCGAAAGTTTTCTTGATAATATCGTATCCAGACTCCATAAGTTCGATAAGTCCGATTGCGTAGAACTGCCCGTTGACAGGAATGTACTTTGCCATTGCAAAAGGACGACGCATTGGAGTAGTAGGATATACTTCTGTCAAGTATCGTGCTCTCAAGAACACTTGAGGATTCTCTAAGAACCAATAAACTACTTCCTCTTCAAACCCGTCACCGTCAATATCTTCACGCCCAAAATAGGTCAAACGTACAAACGGATCTTCTTGCTCATCTGCATACGTACCAGTCTGTATACCAGTCAAATCGTCTTGTAGTGTTTTTTGTTCTTCAGGATCACGTGCGTCAGTCTTGCGTTTAGTTGTTGCCTTTATTTTAGCTTTGTCTTCAGTACTGACTTCATCATAGAAACCACTTTCAATTAGTTTTAGTATCTCATCCTTTGAGGGATAATCTACCATGAAGACGTGAGGCGCACCAGTTGGATTTGACATGGTTTGCGGCTGGAGGTTCTCACAACGACCAGGCACCACAATGTCTTCAAGCTCTTTGGGGATAAGTGAAGGGCCGTCAAAGATTGTTTCGTCTTTGTGGCAGAGTAACTGTGCTCTATCTTCTTCTCCATCGCGTACAACCTCAATTTTTTCAATAACTGTTTCACCAGTCAACGGGTGTTGAGTTTTTATTACCCAACTCCACGGCGCTTTATCACCAGGCAAAATAGTGGATTTCGGAAAATACTCATACAAGTGTTTCATAATCCATTTATCCCACGAGTTTTTATCAGGTGGGAAATCGATCATGTAAACACGAGTAACTTTTTGCTTTTCCTTAATGTACGGAACGTAAGCAATAAACTGACCATCTTGCGTAAATGCCGAAATCAAGTTACCAATACGAACTTCACCGAAGTTCTCAACAAATACTTGATGATCGATGAGATTATCAACTACTTTCTCTTTTACCTCCCAAGCCTTGCTCATAGCCTTGGCAGTCATCACAGGCCGAACAGACAGCACGGCATTGTGCAACGTATCTTCTGTCCGTTGAACGTCGGTCATAATAATCGGTAAGTGAGCGTTGCTTGCGTTCTCCCAAGGGAACGTCTTTGTTTCACGCCATCCACGGTACTTTGCAGTACGTTGAATTCTACGTTCTGTCCAGTCCGACCGATCCATAAGATTATCGCCATATTTTTTAATAAGTGTGGCGACAGTCTTTGGCTTATCCTTCACCAGTGTTTTCTTACGTTGAGGCGGTTGAATAAAAAACCCAACTGGTTCTTCACCTTCCAGAATATCATTTGGACCTGTGGGTGCCCCTGGGATTGACTCTTCCATTCCTCCGTTAGCAGGAGGCTGTATTTCGTCTGTGTACCCTTCACCCTCTGCCATAGTTCACCCTTGTATCCTTAATTTTGTAATCTGAAGTACTACGCTCACGCTTATAAATAGTAGGAGTAGAAAATACTCCTGCTGGTAGATAGTTCATGAGATACTTTAACAATGTAGGGAAGTCGTCGTGCTTCTGTAAAGGCACTTGTGAAATATCCTTATTCTCAGCGTTTTTATGATCGGCCCACACATAGCGCATCATCTGAAAAATAACATCGTCACATGAGGGATCGACTCTCAAGCGCGTGCGTCTAAAATTACGATCAGGCCGAATAAAATCGTTTAGTCTTGCACGCCCTACACTACTATCGTCACCTAAATCAAAATGTAATCCAACATTGTCAAATTCCATTTGCCATGTAAGGTCGCGTTTCGCACCACTCGGTTGTGCCCCCATGTTTGGGTCCATAATACGAGTAATATATTTGTGCTGTAATTGTTCTTCAATAAGTTTTACTTCATCACGTACAGATTCAGCCCCGCCTTCAACTTGAAGGCTAGCAATTACTTCATAATCTTCGTTCGGAGTAACTTGTACCCATAAAAGGAAGTGAGGCTTACGCGGATGAGGGTCGAGCAAGCAAATGCACGGATAGTGTGTATTAGGAATACAAATTTCAACATTATTATATATACCAACCTCATGTGACTTACAGTCAGAGCATTTATCATCTGAATCTACCAGGGTTATGTTCCCGCATTCGTAACACCACCATTTGTCTTGATTGGTGAAGTCAGGATGAATCCGGTTACTAAATCGAATAGGTAGACCATAGATACGAGTACTCTTTTCGGTCTTTGTCATGAGTGAAGCACTCTCCGCAACCTTAGTTTGATCCAAGTGCGGATTCATCGTTGTGAAGATATTGATAACTTCAATATCATCGTGCTTCAACGTTCCAGGCATCCCCTTGTCATAGATCTCATCGAAGATCCAATCAACAGGACTAGCAGGATTATCAGGCCATGTCATGGACACGACCATCGTAGATCCTGAGCCACCTCTCATAACACGAGCACGGTTTTCACGCCAGATTGGAAACGGAGGAGGTTCATCGTGTAAGCAATAATGAACATCGCCGGAGGCGAAATTCTCTGGGTCTTGATCGTAACTCATGAACTGAATAGTTGAATAACCTTCAAACTTGTCTGTATCAGGGTTAAGATACCTGACATTCAACATTCGTGTCCTAGTGTTATAACTCTTTTTCCAATCCCCACCGACTAAACAATGACGTGGGATCCATCCCCAGTGGCCTTTTATACCGCCCTGCGGATTTAACCCAGACCAACTCCAATATTGGAGCTTTGGTAAAATGATCGGTTCTAGGATAGCTGTTATCGATTCACAGACCACCCTCATATGAATTGGACCACGTAGCTTCTGTCGCGGGTACGTATAACGTAGACTTTCAGGAATACGACCAGTCGAACGTATGATACCTTCAACCAAGGCATGTTCCGTCTTCCCTGATCCGTTACCACCAAAAATCCCAATTGTGCCACATGTCAAATCGTGTAACTTTGCAACCTCAGCGTTGGCTGGTACATAATAATGCAAGGCAAACTCTTGTAAGTCTGTTTCTTGCAATTGAAGTATACTATCGGTGGCTTCAAACAGCTGTTCATCTGTCAGGCTAGACAGATCGGTGCTTGGATCTATAATCTGTCCCACGCTCCCCCCTTATGACCCCGTAGCAAACTCTATCTTTCGTTCACTGACAGTAGTAATCAAGCCTCTACGCTTCATTTCAGTCAACAGTTTGGGCATTACGTTGTCCATCCGAGCCCTATCTTCGCTCCCAATAATTACATTAGGTTGACCCTGAAGCACCAAAGATTTGTCCAGCATGATACCTTCGTAAATACCAACCTCTTTCAAATTAGAGAAAGCCAACAATTCAATCAGCTTTTCATCAGTCAAATAGCGGTCAAGTACATTCAGGCGACGTGTCACTCTTCGTTGTAGACTCTCTTTTGTAACCGTTGGAGCACCCTCTGCTGTTCCTCCACCGTCGAAATCAGCCGGTGTCATAAACGCTTGTTCAGCATCTGCCAAGGCACGTCGAAAGGTCGTCAGCAGTTTGGGGTCATTAGCAACAGTTGCAGGCACAGTCTTTTCAAACGGATTCACTTTACGTGGGCGTCCTGGGCCTCGTTTTAACACCGATGGGGCCAATGGAGGGGTTTGGCCCACCGGCATAACAGGTTCTACCGTAGTAGACTTAGCAACTTGTTTTAATTTGGTTGACCTGTGTTTCATAGACTTCCTTAGATTGTCAGACCGAGATTTGGTACTGTTTGTACCTCACGACTCGCTTCAAAATTTAATGACAAATGTTTGGCAGCCACAAATTGCCCTTGTTCAGCTGCACAATTATTTTGGCACGTATGCCCACCTGAGAAACGCTCTGACCATTCTAAGGCGTAGATGTAATCAACGTCAGTCGGAACATAGTCTTTTAGATCAACTCCAAGTGCAGCAAACTCCATTTTTTGTTTGATCGTTGCTTCTCGATGATCCTTTATATAGGCCCATGACAAAAACCCAATATCGACTTGGCCTGAATCTTCTACAAAAACCTTGTCGCCTATAGTAAGCATAATCCCTCCAGATTAATTACTTTAACATCTTTTCATACGTTCGCATACCAGCCAGCCCAAGTAACCCTGTCACCAACTCCATAAGAATAATCGTATCAAGTTGCGGAGGAGGCATTAAACCAAAATTTATTGAAGCCCACGATGCAACAGGATGAAAAACAGTGGCATACCCCAAGCCTATTACGCCGATCCAACCACAGGCAGGACGCCAACGCGACACAAAGCGGTCAGCACTACCAGCCTCAATTTCATTAATCTTTGTTTGAGCCTGAGATAAACCTAGCTGAAGATCCATCTGCGCTTTAGTAATAGCATGTTCAATCTTCGCAAGCTCTAACGGATCTGCTTTGAATGTTGAGACAACATCCTTAACACCTTTCAAAACACCTTCAGCACCACCTGCAAAAATATCTGAGATAAAACTCATGGATTCTCCATTGCATATATCAAATTAACAAGACAAACAAAAATAATTACGACTACAAGGCCGGTCATCATAAAGACCTCTAATGAATGTGAATACGTGATGGAAAACATAACAGACGATCAGCCAACGCTTGACCTAGTGATGTAATCAACGGATTATTATTGTTGCAGCATATACACGGAAGTACAGAGAGTGTATGCGGAACAAGTGCTTCAAATATTTGGTTACATTCACGACACTTAAAATCATACCTAGGCATAATCCCTCCAGATTATCTTATCTTCAATTTCTTCAACCGCATATCTTCAGCCTCGACAGCCTTTCGCAATTCAGGGTCCATACCTTCATTTGGATCTATTGGAGCCTTTGATCTAGATCTGGCTGGTCCTAAACGCCGCTTAATCTCATCCTGTGAATAAAGAGGATCACTTGCCCCCGCTTTTTTTAGGTTCTCTATGTCGCGGTTGCTCCCGCTAGCCACAGGAGGTAATTGACTCATAGCATCAGGAAGAAGGGCTTTCAATTGTGCATCTTGACCAACATTACCTGTTGACGCGCCTTCTTTTATATTCTGCCTCGTGGTTGTATCAAGTTGTGTCATCAATACAGGACTGGCGGGTTGAATAGGCTCAGGATTATCATGCTCAAACGGCATTAGACGTTTGGCGGCTTCTGCACCCCATATGGCTTGACGTGTATGGGCCTCAAGAAACGGCCCAGTCGATAACAGCTTTTTATGATGCTCGTTCATATCAACGTCGTTCTGAAGAGGCAACTGTTGCATGTGCTTTTTGAAAACATCCATAAGAACTGGAAGTTGCTCTATCATGTTACCCTCTTGACCCTCTTGACCAATCGGTCTTGCAAAATATTTTCCAACAGTACGTGTTGTGATTTTACCAGTCGGTAGAGCCTGGATATATGGATCAGCCTCCCCACTTACAATCGCTGTTTTCTTTTGGGCCTTACGTATTTCTGCTTTTAAACGATTAATGTCGATCTGTAATCCTTCTGTGCGGGGATTGCCTTTGAACTTTTGTACATGAAAGTCAAATGACTTCGACCGTGCCTTGGCAGCAGCCTCGGCCTCTTCCAAGCTAGCATATGTTTGACTACCTGGCAGTTGTTGTCCTGCTTTGGGTAAGGCGCGCCCGTATACATTGATCCACTTACCGTTGCGCTTGATTGTTTCAGATTGTTCGTGCATATAGTCAACTCATATACAGGCACTCTTCATGCTGTCATAGGAGTGGTAAATCCAAATATCCTCAAAATCTTGTTCGTCACCTCGTGCTGGAATACAAATGGTATAAACTGGCGTGACTTCAATTTCTGTAACGTCCACCACGGGCTCACCAGTCTTACCACAATCAGCACAGACTTTGAGAGTGATACACCCAGTCAAGCTCGTCATTAACATAACTATGATTACTCGCACAGCCATGTTAACCATTGTACCTCAACTTAACCTAAGTTTATTACAGTCTATTGGAATCGTGGGCTTCCTGGACTGACGGGGGCCTTTGCATCGAAAGGGACTTGCACACTAAGGCTTGATTCATTCAAAACCTGGTCACGCGCCGTGACAGCTACGCTACCTTCTTTTCCGACAATATCAAGGGTATGGGTTGGTAACACCCCAACCGTGGGTTGCAGAGTAAATCCGGGCTGTAACATCGTAGGGGTTTTCGTTACGATACAGTTTGCAGTAAAGCATGCATAGACTGCATAATCCTTCATGTCAATCTCTGAGTTACGATCCCATGTCAACGTTGCAGCCAGCACGGGGCTGGCAAAGAGTGCCACTACGAATAATCCTACAAGACTGGCGATTGATACTTTCATTTAACCCTCCGTAATTTTATAAATTTGGGTACTAGTATGTTCGTAACACGTTTATCGAGTAAATCAGGAAATGCACTTGAATCAAGAATGCCTAGTGGCTTAAAGTCTGGTGGTACACTAGCTGAAAAAAAGCCGCATTCAAAATTATCAAGAGTGCAAGCAGTAACAATGGATGAATACCCTATTCCACTGTATCCTGTATTTGGACCAGCTATCACGTTTGAATCAACATGCTGTCGTATTTCTGTCAAGACAGAATCATATGCATATAAAATAATTTGATTGAGGCTTGTGCCTTCAACGGCAAACGTAAATTCATCACCGTCCGTAAAAGGCTGAGTCCAAGTTACTAATTCAGTATAGGCGTTATTAATAAATCGTGCAATAGTGGCGTTGCCGGTGGCCTTTTTACTGATCGAAAAGCGATACAAGGTATTGACAGTCTGCACAGCATTTCTTAACAATAAGCAAGGTCCTACTCCAGCAACTGATCCGCCTGTACATGTAAAGTTTGCACGCGCATATTGATTAGAAGATTGGCCAAGGGTTGTATAGAGGGCACCGGCATCACTAGCAAAAGATGATGGACGGGCCGAGTTTGATGTAATTTGCATCACCCCGCCAGGAGGCGTCAACTCCGTCCACTTATTTACTTCTAATATTGGGCTTTCATCTGGCCTAGTAAATGTGCTTGTGGCTAGAGGCGTAAATGTAGGCATAGTTACTCTTGGGCTTTGGGTAAGTCGGGTAAGTCATTTGGTTTTGGCTGTAGACATGCAAATATATAATCGTTGTCACCTGGATATGCGGCCAAGAATTCTTTTTCCCATCGAAGTTGGGAAATAAGACATAACTCCTGGGTGGAATACTTATCTACTGTGGCTGTCGTGATAGTTGTTGTGAGAACGAGTACAATCAAGGTCCACATGGTCAGTCCTAAATATCTCTTTTGTTTTTATTGCATGTAAATGTGATGCCACCACAGCTTGCCCACACCGGGGGTGTGCCTTGCCTTACGTAGTTACCCTTACCTACTTCCTTTGCTTAGTGCATACTACGTAGCGACTAAGTACGTAAGTAATTATGATTAGGTACAACATAACACTACTGAATACTACGTACTCCATTTGCCATTAACCATTCGCCCCTAGTGTAAAATACTTACGCATGCTTATGTACGTATCGCCCATTAGCTATGGTATACTACGTAATACAATGTAATACATTTTTGTTAGGGATTACTTTGAGGTGTGATGCATAGAACTAGAGTAATACCTAAGTAAGAACCATAATCTATGTTTATCTAAGTAATATCTAACTCTAGATACATATAATAT